CAATACCATGTACTTTTAAGTAAGTTTTAATATCTAATCCATCTATATATTCCATATCAAGAATATGATTATTTTTTTGATAGATAATAGGAACTTTAAATCCATAATTTAATAAAGAAGATAGTCTTTCATAGTTTCTATCTGTATTATTTATTTTACGAATAAATCTATTTCCATCAGCATTTTCCATCAATAAAACAGTGCTTCCAGAAAATCCCTTCAAAGTTTTAATAATTTTTTCACTCATGATTATTGATGAGATAATGCAGAGAAATACGGGAGATGTTTATGATTCAATTCTATATGGATTGAAAATAGTTCTGGATTATTTTTAAATAATATAGCTAATAATATTTGTTCATTATTTACAATATCTTGATTGAGATAAAACTCAAATAAGGATTTCATTTTTGTTGCAATATTTTTACATACTATTGATGAACTACCAAATAATGTTCCAACTAATAAACAATTATTATCCCAAACATAAATATCGTCTCCTGGCCATGACTGATAATATTTTATAGTATTGATATTTCCTTGAATATTCAATCTATCTTTTTTTAATATGGAATAATTTTGTGGCCATATAATAGAAGTATTCACATCATCAAAAAACCGACTACATCCAGCATCCATCCAAAAATAATAGTCGTATTGATTATTTCTATCAATTGCATCTACCAACCATTCAAATTTAGAGTATTGAATAATATTATATAACGATAGATTACACTCTATTCTAGATGAATCTTTTATTAATTGACGATAACTAGGCGATTTTAAAATATCTTCAATTTTATTTTTATATTTATAATATGGAACATCTTCTAGATTTTGAATAATTATAGAAGTATTGGAAATATCTCTACGTTGTAAGATAAAATCTTTAAATCGATTTTCTGTGTAAATAGTAAATGGAACATTTAATTTTAATGTTTTGTCAAACCAGTCCAAATACTGGTCTATAGTTCTTCCATCACCTTTGCTGTCTCTGCCTATATCAAATAATGCAGTTACGACTGTGCTTGATTGTTCCACAACCAATTACTCCCGAATTCATTATCGTTATGTCTACCAGTATATCCTTGAGATGCTGTTGGATATTTTGCTCTAAATTGATGTACTAATGGATGATTACTAGTTTGCCATTCTGAATTTCTATAACACTCTACAATTTCTGGATTAAAAGATTCAACTACTCCGATAGTTGCAAATAATACGGGGAATACAATATCATAATTGGCCAATCTTTTATCTGATAAGCATAATTTATCTAATAGATCTGGATATTTTAAAAAATTATCATATGCTTTCAAAAATATTTGACTATTAAAGATTGCTGGTGTTGCTCCCCAATTATCAATAGATATACCTTGTGGGTATAATTGTAAAGTTTGTTTTAGTGTATCTGACAGTCCACTATTAATTCTTGTTCCTAATAAATAATTATTATTTGGATTGGATAGTTTACCTCTGACTAATACGTCTGGCTCCATAACTAATAGATAGTCTTGTTGACCATATTCTATTGCTCTTTTAGTTCTATCTAAAAAAGTTAATATAGATTGTTTAATTAATAATTGTTGATCTGGATTTTTAAAATTATCATTAATCTGTGGAACAAATCCTCTAGAATCAAACTCTAAATTAGTTTTTATATTACTATATTTAGTTTCTAAAAAAGTATAATCACTACCACCATCTGATACTAGATATACTGGACAATCAGGATATATTACCTTTAACGTATCTATGGAATAACTGACCGCCTCAGTTTCTGTATAACAAGTATAAAAAACGCTAAAATTCATATTAAAATCCAATTTCTATTACAACAATAAATATCATTCCAGTTTTCAATACCAGCAGCGGAAGTAAACCATTGTTTAGGAGCGATTGTTTTTTCACTACAAGATAACCATGAACCCCACCATGAAAATGAAGAATTAGCAATTATATGATAGTCACATAAGCTCATTATGCAAAGGTCGACGAATTGATTATTATTTGATACTATAAATCTATCTGACTTAAATAAATCTTGTGTTTTTATCCATGAGGGGTCATCACTAACTATGACTACTGGAATATGTTTATCAAATAGGTCTAGAGCATTTGAGTAATATTCATTAGTACAGCATCCACCGTGCCTAGGATGATTTACATAATCACCTCTTCTTATATGTAAAGATATTATAGGTTCTTTACTTAAATTTTCTAAAAATACAAATGCAGTTTTTAATATATCTTTTTTGAATGTAAGATCAAATCTTAATTCATTGGCAATATGTTTAAAATATTTTTCAGACTGGAAGTATCCAAATAAATCTATGTTGTCTGGGCATTGATCAAATAATAATTTATCCCAATTAAAAAATCTTTCATTTATTCTTTGAGAAACTTGATTAAAGCCAAAATTAGACTCGTCTAATGATTGTAGAGTAAAACACTCTATCAACTGATGATTTTCTTTCGGTATTATATAATGATATTTATGATGACTTGCCAATCCTTTAGTAGCAGCAAACTGAAAAATCTGATTACCTAGTCTACCTTGCTGGCCAAGAAAATTAAAACTAATAGACATTATTTTTTCTCGTATATAAAAACTGGAATATTAGACCAAATATCACGAATTAACTCTGAAACAAAACTCCAATTACCTCCAGCAAGACCACACCCAAATTTTGGTGCATGGATTTGTACTGATTGATCTTTATCGAATTTTTCACGAATAAATTTTGATACCATAATCATAGACTGACAAAGACTAGCATAATTTAGAGGCCGTGGATTTTTGGAAGATATAGTACCATTTTGAGATATCATATTTGCAAAAATTAGAGAATGACCAAAAGTTTTATCTTTAAATACTTCGATAAATTGTGTGCGTCCTAAAATTTTAGATCCTAAAAGGTGATAATTTTCTTTGACTATTGGGAATCTGTTAGCAACTGCTGCTGCAAATCCTGCCCCGAATGAATTGATATTATTACATACATGAGGGATTATAATACTACATCCATTATTACCACCATGAATATGATCATCGATAAACGTAAATAAATCACCATGAATGATAGGAGTCTTAGATGAATGTAATTTATGAGCAATATTCATATTATTATCCTAATTTTTCCCATTTATTTAGTGGACAAGACTGATCAGCCCATGCCAACTTATTCAAGAATTTCTTCTTATTATTAATATTACAACCACATTCTAGACATTGCAAATTTTTATTATCATAACTAGGACAAGTTAAGCAAATATTATATCTCCTATTTATCTCAGTCTGACTAGACTTTGGAAAACCAGAATAGATATGCCAAAACAAAGATTTAAGAAAAGTTTGTATTCTATACTTCAACATTTGACTTAGGAGTTTCTTTTACTGCTACAATATTATTATTGGAGTCTAGCGTATAGATTGGACAAATATTAATAATATCTTGAGCATTAAACCATTTGGCTAATCCATTAGTTAAGTTATATGCTAATCTATTTCCGTTTTTACGAAAATCTGATGTTAACAAAAACTTATTGCCTTGATATTCAAAACAATCCCCATTCTGGATTTCTTCAATATATTTCATTTATAATCCTGTTCCCAATCTTCCCAAAGTTCTTCTTCTATAATGTCTTCTCTTTTCTTTTTGAGTTGACTTTTAGACTTAGATAAAAATCTTTGTTCCTCTGAAATGTGTTGTTTCTTAAAATTCTTTCCTTGAATATTCTGCCTTCTTAGGTCTTTTCTGTAATCGTCTGTCATGTTAGATCAATTGTAATCTCCTGGTTTAGTTTAAATATAGCCCATTTTTTGAAGTAGTCAAGTCTATTCTTAAAATTTTTTTCGCTTGACTATTAGTAAAATACATCATATAGTTATGCAGAGCGGGTGATAATACTTATCTTGCACTCTCTCTAATCCAATCAATATATTTACTAATTCTGGTGTGTCCGCTTTCTGTGCCATATTTAGAATTTGGTGAGCCTTGACTTACAAAAACACAAGAATTAATACCAGCTAATTTACCATCAATAAATAATCCACCACCACTATCTCCACTCGCTATCAAAAACTCTAATTTTGTTTTATCTTTACCTTTACTGGGCGAGCACACCAATAACTCATTTTCAATATAGTCTATCCGATTTAATCCTGCTCTATGTTTAGTATCTCCAATGTTTGGTCCAGTTTCAAATGTTCCTGTCATTCCAAAACCTGATATAGAACATAGTTTTCCGATTTCATCAAATTCAGTATATAGTTGTGGATAAGATTCTAATTTCAGATCTTCTTCTATAAAACCTAAAGCAATATCACCAACACCAAAACTTGTATCATGTTTTTTACTATAAACGACTTTATAAACACAATACTCTTTATTATTGATATAAAAAAAACAACTATTACAATCCTTGACAACATGGGCAGCAGTCAAAATACGATGCGAACTGATGGCAACTCCAGAAGCAAAGTAAGTCATTCCCTTTTGATTTTTACCACCAATCTTTCCCATAAAACTAAACTCTTTAGCATACTCCAAATATTGATTGTCTGGAGTACTAGGGTCAATAGTTCCTGCTAAACTGGATCCTATTAATATTAGAAAAATAAATAAGTATCTGACCAAGGCTAACCTCCATATTAGAGGGGTTTATTTTTGACCTTATTCAGATACACCGCACAATCATTGCTAACATCTTTATTATAACTTTTATAGTTCATTAAATGGCCAAAAACTATATGACAAGGATCGTCACATAATGTTACTAGATTTGATGGATCTAATTCTTTTTCAGGACTAATATGCACAGGAATTTTATGATGAACCTCCACCTTCTTACTCCTACCACACGCAGCACAGCACGGATTATTTTTTAGATGTTCTTTTCTTACTGTTTTCCATTTTGGAGATCTATAAGCATATCTTAGTAACTTATTAAAACCAAACATCATTACATCTCTTTAAAGTCATAAAAAAATAATTCTTCTTGACTTTCACTTGTCCATCTACTACCTGTATTTTCACAACTAAATTCTAAACCAAAAACTTTCCAGTCTGGTTTTTTATCTAATTTTTTACTAATGAAAGATCCACCATCCATCCATAGAACTCTATTATTTGGTTGTAAAAAATACTGACCCTCAGACCCTTCAAAAAAATGACCACACTTATGACCAGCAGATATTTCTCCATATCCATTTTGATATTGTGGACCAAAACACCAATCAATAGTAAATAAATATTTAGCTTTATGTAGACTCTTATTTTTTAAAAGAATATTTACCGCTCTATTTTTAGTGTACTGATCTATTTTTACTGAAGCATAATAACTTAAACTATCCCATAATTGTATCCAATCTAATGGGAAATTAGAGCCACCATTATTATGTGATCGCAGATAGTGTATTGGGACTCTTGCGTGTTGACTCCCAAATTCTGTCATCACAGAAAACATAGCACATCTTTGTGGAATGGATGTCAGATTAAAAACTTCTACAACAATTCTTTCAGAATCAATGCTTGGAGGTTGATTATAGAAAAAATTAGTATCTAAATATGCAATAAAAGTAGGTATATCTAAATTAAGATAGTTACTCATAAGATATTATCCAATAAAGTTAGAAACTTGCACTATAGTAGTTATAATGCTGGGTACTGCTGGTCTTACTGGTTCTGTTCTTACTCCTGTTGCTACCATTTGAACTGCTGTATCTGTTGTTGACCACCAAATTTCTAAATAGTCATTTTTCTGTAATGTGGCAACAATATTGACAGTAAATAATTCTGCTGATAATGATCCTGAACTAAAACCTTTATCTGTTGCTGAACGATCAAGATTAACTCCATTTTTCTTGACCCAAACTGTGGAACTAGCAGTCGATCCGCCTGTTTTAGCAAATTGAATACTCCATGTTAAACTATACACTCCACCAACTAAAACTTTTATTTGAGAATCATTAACTAATTGAACCACATCAGGATTAATATCATCAGTATTAGTATATGGTATTGCATAGGCTGTGTTGCCACTAGTGGCTGTTATAGTACCAGAATTACTAAATGCTCCATGACCTAGTTGACCACCCCCATAATAGTAGGATGGATCATCAAATCTGTTCGTATATTCTGATTGTATTGTAGAAATGGATGGAGTGTTTAAAACATATGAGTCTCTAGTTTTAAAACCGCTTGCTGATACAATACCGCCTGTCTGGACTATTATAGTGCCATTTTTAATACTGTTTCCAGAATTATATACAATAATATCTATAGCCATAAATTTCTCTAGAGTGGTGCATTTATCTTATACACCTTGATCCCTATTTTGGGGGGCTATATATTAAAAAATGACCTATTTACTTAGCCATTGAAGAAAATCTTTTTTTCATTTGTAATCTCCGATTACTCTACCCTTTTGGGTTCTTACTACAAATCCTTTTCTTACTAAGAATGGCTCAATGCTATTCTCTATAGTCTCCGTAGCGATACCAGTTATTGAAGAAATACTCTTTAGTCCAAGGGGACTACCTTTTGACTTGACTAGTAATTGCAAATACATTCTATCATACACATCTAAACCATATTTATCAATACCTTGCACACTAAAAATATCATTCACACATTTTGCTGTAGGATTGCAAACTTTATAATTTTTATACCACTGTAGTCTAGCATTTAAAATTCTAGGAGTACCTTTGCTTCTCTGTGCAATTTCCAAAAGATCTGATTCTTCTATGACTATTCCTAGTTTCTCACAATTCAATCCTGCTAGTTTGGCTAACTCATCGTCGGTATAAAAAGAGAGATGTTCTTTAATTTGAAAACGATCATAAAATGGTTGACTTAATCTTCCACCATTGGTAGTAGCACCAACCATAGTAAATACTGGAATGTCAATATCTTCAACAACTCCTTCAACAACTATATGGAGTTTAAAATCTTCCATAACTGGATATAGAAATTCTTCCACAATCTTTGGTAGTCTGTGGATTTCATCAATAAATAAGATTGATCCTTGATCCATTCCCATTAGATAAGGGAGAATATTCTTAATGCTTCTGAGATTAGCAGCATTGGTGGTATACAGATTTGAACCCATCTCAGACGCTATGGCACTCGCTATAGTCGTTTTACCGAGGCCAGGAGGCCCGTCTATTAAAACATGAGGCATCACACCACCAGAACTTTTACAACCCGTCACACAGACGCTCAGACGATTCAGAACATCGGTCTGACCAATGATCTCACTAAATTGAGTTGGTCGAATTCCGTTTGCCATTATTATTTTCTCCAATTTGTTCCAAAGTAAATTTAATTAGGCCAATAACATTATTAATTGGATTTATACGATAAGCAGAGATTATATATTCTCTGGCTTCAGTATCGGTAAAACCATAGTTAACCAATACTTTAACACACTGGCTTAGAAAGTCAATGTTAATTTCTTGTACTATTTTTTGTTCTGTCTGTTTTGCAGTTGTGGGTTTATATTCTTTTCTTACCGTAGCGACATATTGTATTTTAATATTTCGTATTCTTTTAGGTCTGAATACTGCTCCACAATCACAGACTATTTTATAGCCTTTTGTTTGGGCTTGTCTGGCACTTATCCAATGAGTAAATCCACAACGCTTTTCTGGACACTCATATTTAAAGTGTGCTTCGTAATCAATCGGTTTCTGGCTTTTGTGTATCGTTTTGTTCTTCATTATCTTTTATCCAAAATACAAAATCATTTTTTTCACTATCAAACGCACTGTCTAATAGTCCATCACTAACCAATTTAGATAATATATTACTGACCATTCTACTATTAAAAGATTCTAATATTGCACTTAGTATCAGATCATTAACATAATAATTTTCTGTTTTACTTTTTTTATTTATTTTAACTTTCATATGGTTTTTAGCCATAGTAAAACATTCATCATATGTCAATATTCTATCTAATTCTTCTTGATCTTTTGGTGCTAATATAGATAGTGTGTATGTTAAATCATCATTGGCATCATCATTAATAGATCCAAATGATTGGAACACCAATTGTCGTGCATGATTAATAAAACCTTCTAAATCTTTGATTTGATACCAAGCACTCATTTTAATTTCCTAGTTGAGAATATCATATAATCCTCTATAGTAGTTTGGTTGATTAATAAAATGAACAGCATGACTCTCTAAGTGTTTAATATAACTCATTTGAATTGGGTTATATACAAAATATTTCATTTTCCATACGCCCTCATTAAAATGATTGTTCCCCAAATACAGGGGGGAGTTTAAGCCACCCGCTGTATTGGGGATCAAATCACTCACAGGAAACGAAACACTAACAGGAAGATTGTCTATTTGACTAATTACATCTTTGATCCATTCACTAAATCCCCAAAAGTTATTTAGATTACCCACATCAATCTTGAAGTAGTGCTTTTTAATATGCTCTCCTTCAATATCTTCTGGCTCATCGGAATCGTTTGGAAATTTATTCATAATAAAAGATGGCGAGGGAATCGAACCCCCTCACATAGCGTGTGAATCTAAAGATACCAGAGGCTATGATCTTAGTCACCAGACTACCATACTTAAAGATCAACTATAGAAACCGTAACCGTCAGTATCCTCGTCCTCATCATCTTCATAGTAAGCAGCGTCTACATCTTCCTCATCATCATTCCAGTTCCAATCATAATCGTTGGAATAATCCTCATCCTCATCCGTATAATCATCCTCAGCAAAATTGGCAGAATATAGAGGCTTTAGAAGTTCACCTTGATATTCACCAACTACAAGATATTCGCATGTGCGAAGTTTCTCACAATTACAATCAGTTGGTACGCTCACAACATCCTTGGGATTAATCTTAACGATAACAATCTTATCGCCAGCCTCAAGACTACCATAACTAGCAACATAATTTAATGCACCAGCGTGAAGTCCATCAGAACAACCACGACTACGATTATCATCAACCTTTGCTCTAGTCATCTTACAGACATTACCAACGCTATTGTCGAATACTCCACGATACTTATCCTTGTAGTCACTTCTGACTGCCTTATAAGCAAGGAAGTAACCATCCTCAGTGATTGGCAGATGCTCATGCTCAAGGAAATCATAAAGTTCCTTTTGACTCTGCATACTAGGATTCTCCATAAGATTATGAAGAAAGTTAACAAGAGGATAGAACGGTAGACCCTTGCTCATAAACTCAAGAATACGCTTACTGATACTACCATGAACTTCCTCACCCTCATACAAAACCTTACCATTCTTGATCTCCACCAGACCATCACTAAAAGTAGAGACAGCCTTTTCAATATCCACAATCTCCAAGAGTTCATCTGCTGTTGCTGTTGGCAACGCTTCCAGAATCATTTTGTAATTAATATGATCCGGCAAAACCTGATAGGTTCTATTATTAAGAACCAGTGTCAGATTACCATCAACCCACATAAACGGAACGCTCATTGTTTAATCTCCTGTGAAAATTAAATTACTTAATCAAACTACTCAATTGCTTCTTGAATGACTCCACATCATCCAACTGATTATACCAATCACCACTTTTGCCACCATAATAACCATGACGATCATCAATCTGCAAAAGAGGATTAGTATCCTTCTTTAGTTCTCTCAGATTGCCTGTTACTTGGGTGCTACCAACAATATACTTCAACATCGGGTTGCTGTCAACTGCTTCTTTAAGAGTTTTTCTAAGATTCTCAATTGAAGGCAGACTAACACTATCGCTACTTGATGTTTTAATATATTTTGTATATTTATTGTCAACACCGTACAAATTGGTCAACATTTGAACCAGACTATTATACATCACATTAGTCTCTCTGACCAACTGACTATTAACACCATTGATGCCAAGATCATGTAGCAGTTTACTCATGTGACCAAAATAATCATTAGCCTTAAATCGCTCAATATCAAAAGTTGATCTATGCACAGTATCACTAAAGAACTCCATAATCATACAGTGATCAATAGCCTTAACTAGCGTAGCATTATTAATCTGACTACCGTAATCAAGACCAAAGATATTTAGAATATGGAAAAGAATCTGACGATCCACAAAACCATGATTATAGTACCTATACTGATCACGCTTCTCATCTTTAGAATATTCTTTACGACAATATTCAACAAGACCATTAAATTGTGATACAGTATCAAACCTTTTGGTCTTAATTTTCTTTAGACGATCCACCATGAAATCATTAAACGGCACAAGATTATAGCCTTCCTTGGTCAATTTTTCCACAAAGTTATGCTTAATTGCATAGATATTTGTATTACCAATAAGTTGCTTTGCATTATCAGTAGTAAAATTCTGAAAGATTGCACTAACTTCTGGAATATCTTGATTCTGCACGGTCTTATATCTAAGAATTGGCACATAAACAATAGAATCTTCCTCAAGCATATCATCAAGACGAGATTCACTCATCTCTCTCATGTGTGAGGCATCGTTATAGCCAATACTAAGAGTAGTAGTATCCTTATGATTTCCAATGATTAGGAAAGCATCCTGACTACTAACACTACCCTGACTACTTCTAGTGCTATTCTTGCGTGGATTATTGTTCTTGATCAAATCCTTATAGTCAGAAACCATGAGGATATTTTCTGATCCAACATCATTAATCAGATCATCAAAACCCTCATCACTCTTGGTGTAGTCCTTAGTATCAATCATCAGATAAGCAAAGCAATCGTTCTGGTTACAATAACGAGTAACAATCTTCTTTGCTGTTTCTTCTGTCTTAATATCACACTGGAAGAAAGCCATCTTGCCATTCTTCTTCTGACTATTCCAATACTGATAGCCTTTACCAGTCAGAGTTTCGTGATGAATCCTATCTGTCTGATAAACTAAACGACGAGAACGATAGCCAGTGCTTCTGTAGTTAAAAACGTACAGACTCTTTCCGGCCTTGATCTTATATTCCAAGTCCTCACCACTGTTGATGTTGTGGGTCTTATTATTAGAGTCTGTCCATGTTGCACCCACTCCCCAACCACCAGCAAGATCATTCATTGTATAATATGTGGCAATTGCTTCTACCTTTGTTTTAGCAGCAGCAATCTTTTTGCTGAACATTTCCTTCATTTGGAGGAAAATATCCTGAGTCTTATCACGCAGAGTTTTAACTACTGCTTTGGTATACTGTAATCCTTCACGACTAACATCCATCTCCAAATCACCAATACCAAAGTCAAGTTCAAGATAAAGACCCTGACCAATGATTTCTCCCACAAAAGCCTTCCATGAAGCAATATCTGCCTTATTGAAAGCACGATTCCACTTGGCAATATGATCTGGAGTTTCCTGCTTATCTTCACCAATAAGATGAGAGGTAACTACTGGATAAGCAATATTACCCATGATAGCAACAACACCACTATCAATACGATGATATTGGGTGGGAAACAGATTGTTATTAAGTCTGCAAACTCTCCAGCCATCACCGTCAATCACAATATTACGATTGCTATATTCCTTGGAGAAATCTGTACCAATTCCACCAGAAATAATAGGCTTATTCTTAAAGTAGTGGAAAATACGAATAGCCTTCTGACTAAACTCATGAAAATCGTGTTGCTTAACAGCAAAACTAATTTCCAAACCATTAGGCTCATCAGTATCAATAGTATGGAGCAAATTAAGAGTTGGCACACCACTATCATCCATAGCAGCAATATAAGTATACTGCTTACCATTGTAATAAGATGTTGTCGTAAAACTCTTGGTATAAGCAAACGGACTCTTAGACCCTAGCCCAAGACAGCCCACAAAATCATTACTATCATTCTTATTGCTTGCACCATAAGTGGTATAAAGATTCTCCATATCGGTCTGACTAAGACCAGTACCAAAATCTCTCACGCTAAAATTAGGATCACCAGCACTAGGCAACTTAACCCTAAAAGGATTAGGATTGCCAGATGCAATATGACTATCATTAGCGTTTGTTGACAGTTCACGAATGACTGCCATCACCTTATCGGAATACAGAGAATCCGAAAGGATTTTAAACATTTTGCTGGTCTGTGCAATATTAAACTGCGATGCACTTCTAACACCAGCACTGTGAACCTCAATCGTCCTATCTGCCAACTTCATTTCCTGTTCTCCAAAAGTGTTTCAATCGTTCCTGTGATAACCCAAGTATACCATCGGCAAACCGCCTTGTCAACCTTCACTTTATTTTTTGCTTGCAACCCGTATGCTAATATAGCCACAATAAATTGGTAATAAACCTAGATACCATACTGGAGTTGCTATTAAACAAAAATTTATACCAATAATAATATTAATTATACTTAATATATATATAATAATAGATGGAAAACCAATTTTTGCCAAAAGATATGTAATCGGACCTATTAAGATTGTTATCAGAAAAATTATAGTGACTAATAGTGCTAAACTAGCCATTCAAATAATCTTCCCCATCATCATCTCCATCAATTTCATAACTATCATATGGAGTCCACTCTGGATTATCATCTAGTTCTTCTTCTTCTTCTTCAGCCAGCATAATAGTAAAACTATTTAAAACTGCTAATATATCATTAATTTTCGATTCAACACTATCTATTTTAGCAGTTAGTGACTTGATAGATTTCTTAATATCTGTAATTTCTTTATTAAAATCTTTATCCAATCCCTGAATATCTTTATTACTTTCACTAATCTTTTTCATTATATTATCAAAATCTCTGGACATTAGAAACTCCTTTTATATTCTTTTATATCTCCGTTCTCCAATATTTTTTTATCTTCATAAGGAGATGCAACACGACGATAGAATTCTTGTTTAATATTCTCTAATACACCAGTAATCATAGCAATCTTAGGATAACTAGTATCGCCCATAACACCACAAATTATACGAGAAAAACAGTAGTTTATTCTGCCCAAGCAATCTTTTAAACTTTTATGTTCTATAAAATCGTTACGAATAGCCAGAATTAAATTATCAATAGCATCATCTAATTCTTCTCGTTCTTTTTCGTTAATATATGGCATTTTAATACTCGCTACATCTACATTGGTATCTTAAACAATAAGAGCATTTTGGTCCAGGATCGGCAAATCCCCAAGCATTAGCACAACCATCAAAACTTTCTTTTCCTGTATCAATACAAACAACTTTATTACGACCTTTTCTTTGTATTACGCCAACATTACTCCAATGACAATCCCAAAATTTTAATTTGGTTTTTTCATGAATTTTAGTCACAAGATTTTGAATGTGTCTCATACTAACAACAGTATTAGGATTATAAACTGTTGCTAACTCTGTAATATATCCCCAATCGCTAGGGTCTGGTTGGTAAGAATCTTCTTCTGGCTGAAATTCTAGTTTACAAAGATTGCCGTAGACTTTTGGTGCAAGATCAAACTTGCTCAATTTTTTCTGAACAGCATGAGCATACTCTGCTTTTTTCTTGGTATGGAATTCTTTAAATCCCAAATCTTTGTGACCGTAAATAGGATAAATTTGACAATATCCACCTTCTTCAAACCATCCACTATAATCAATCTTAAAATCGGTGCAGATCATTTTCTTGTACCTTATTACCACTTAGATTTTCCACAATAAAAATAGCAGTTTTTAAATCATCGCCCTCAAAAATTTTAATTGGGCCTCTTTTAATATCAAATCTAAATGTAGCATAAACAGCATAGTATGGTTCACCCTCTGCTTCTTCATCCAGATTAAAATATTCTTCCAGAGATTTTACTTCTTCTGGTATAAGGCCGCCTTCATAATCAGGTAAATCCCTAATAGTAGATATATGATAATGAAGAATGTGAGAACGTGGATTGCCCTCATTAGAACACCATCCTCTAAAAAATCTATTAGGATAAGTTGACATTATTTTTCCTAAATTTAGCGTAGAAATCCTTAAACTCTGCCTTATTAGAATAGAGTGTAACAACAATCTCATCATTAATATAAGGATTGTCTTGAGTTCTTAGATCATATAATTGACCATGACTATTAATTTTACCCCATGCTACCGCTTGTAAATTATTATAGTAATGCAATTCTTCTCTTAATCTTTTAAGTTCATCCTTAGCATTTTGCACACTAAACAATTTAGGAACAATTCCTTGTTCAGAGCATCTGAGAATATAATCAAGTGGGTTAGAATGTTCATTCATAATTTTCTTTCTGATACTTTAGTGCCGGGAGCGGGACTCGAACCCGCAGCGTTTCTAATGTGGGGGATTTTAAGTCCCCTGTGTTTCGCCAATTTCACCACCCCGGCAATAAAAGTAATCGACTACAACAATCAAAGTTTGAGGTTGATTATGCTTGTGTGCCTCAATCATTTAAACTGTTGTAGCCGACTACCATTTGTTTTAAATCAACCGTTTGTATGAGCCTTGAGGCGACGTACAATATCCGCCATAGCCTCATCACGATCCACATTCTTTGTGGGCTTTTGACGCTCCATAGAAGGCAATTCAATACCCTTCTTAGAAAGAGCAGCCTTTGTACGAGCATAACGAGCCATCGTACTAGCAATCTTCTGCCCAGTCTTTGTTGCAATTTCAGCATAAGTTCTAGAAGAATAAACAGCCTCTAGGAATTGCTCATCACTACAACGAACACGCTTCTGCTTCTCAACCGTAGTAACTTCAGCCATAATCAACCTCCAAAAAATCCAAACTTACTTCACGGTTTCAGTCACGCGACTGATTGATTCCCGTGTTGTATCCTCATTCTACCATAGGTTATCGGCTTGTCAACAGCCAGACCTTGAATTATTTTTCGTTGGGTAGTGCGATTGCTAAAAGTAGATAAATCCAGAATATAGCACTAAAACTAGCCAGAGTACCAAATACTGCTAGTATTCTAATGATTCTAGAATCTATTCCTAGATATTCTCCTAGTCCTCCACAAACACCAAAAAACATTCTATCAGATGATGATCTAGTTAATGTTTTCATACTAAATAAAATTCTTGATGATTATTTTCTTCTGTTTCTACGCCAAGATTAGATAGAATTACTTTGAGATTTTCATTTTGTTCATCTAACTTCTCAATAATTTTATTGGCCTGCTGTAATGCTAAGGTTAGATGATGAACTTTATTAGCCAACTCATCTGCCACATAATTTTTCATTATCATTATAGCCTCCAGATATATTGAGAGACACTATTAATTACACTTTTTCTTTTTCTTCTTAAAGATTCTATCCCAATTTTTATCCCAAGTTTTTTGGTCAATATTTTTTGGTCTACGTTTAGACCCTTTTCCATTTTGACTCATTTAATCCTCCAGAACAAAACTCCAATAACGAGAATCATCTTTCTTTTGCAGAGCATCCCAATAAATAGATCGTGCAATATAAGATGGTACTTTATGCTTGCCACAATTTACCATCCAATGACGCTCCATCTTTTTATAGGTATCAGTGCCACTCTTACTTTTATTATATTTAAGATGTTCCATGTCGTAAAGGCGAAGTTGATGAACATCGCCACACAATACTCTAGCCTCATTAGGATGGATCATTTCCAGGGCAAAACTAATTTTAGCCAACCCAATACCACTAATCTTTCCAAGAATACTATCACGCTTCTTAACGTGACCTTTCTTAGTAGTAAAATAAAAGTCTTTAGGATTGGCCCAAAACTTTGTGGCAAAATCCCAAATATATTTTGTACGATTATTGTGTAGACCCACACCGCTTTTGTGGAGTTTTTCTCTCAGTATATTCTCGTCATCAACCCACTCACTAAAATTCTTAATAGCGTTATATCCTGCACAATTACCTTTCCAAGTAGTATGCACAGAGCAATAAGCAAACAGATAGCGACGAAAAATATCATCAACATTTTGTGGTCGCACACTCTCCCAATATTCCTTGTATGCAACAACCTTGTCCTTGGGAAAATTCTCAAAGAAAATATCTGCCTTGCTCTTGTCCATCGTATTATACTGAACTGGAATCACTGTGTTCTCAACAATCATTTTAGTCTCCAATGGGTATGCTGTGATTCTACACTACTGGTATCGGTTTGTCAAGACCCGTTTCTTTAAACGGCTCTCGTAGCACCATGTAGAATTTTAAATGTTGGAAAACGCAAACTAATTCCACCATCTTGGTTTTCGCTCTCACTAAAATACTGAACCGTAATAATCTTTCCAAGAATCTTTTTAGGATTCTGATAAAACTCCTGACGTTGATCAATAGTGAAACCACTACCAACTCGTACAATATTATCCTTATGTTTGATCATAACACAACTAAGCATAGTTTCTTCATGCTCTCTACCATTCAACACATATCTAAATGGCCCCATTTCAGTATCAATGACTTCATACTCATCATCAAAAAACTTCTTAACTTTGAGCAAGTCTTTACTACGCTTACCTTTATATGCTTCATCAGCACGCAGCATTAGACCCTCCCAAGAATAATCATTACCTCGTTTAGTCCATTCGGCAAAATGATCGTCATCTTTAATAAGTTCTTGACCAAGAACACTAAGACATGGACAAGAATTGTCTCTCATAACTTCTCTTAGATTATTATAGCGAATAGAATATGGACGATTCTTCTCGCCCTTCTTGCTATAAAATTCATCGTGAGTAATCATATCAAAAATCTTAAAAGATGGATTAGGAATAGTATGATCCTTCTTCTTTAGTTGTTTCATAACTCCCTGAAAATCCTCATTACCATCATCATCAACTAGACAAAGTTCACCATCAAATACTACATTAGTAATGTTAAGAGCCTTAATGCCATCCCTAACGATGCCAAGAGTATCAAATTCTTTTCCCGTGCGGGAATAGAAGGTAGTATCACCATTACTATCAACAATCCCAATACATCTAGCACCATCAATCTTTCTGCTAACATACCAACCATCCTTCCAATCTACAAGTTTAGACTCGTACTTATCTGCCAGAGCAACGCTAAACTCTGGAATATGGTCTGGAATAGCCTTGTTGATAATCTTGTCACCAGCACGGGTTTTCAAATCCTTGTCAATAATACAATGGATCAGTTCCTCGTATTCAGAATAATGCTCAATAAAACTATTCACAGCAGAGATAGCATCATGTCCAGTAATCTTTCGACTCTTTAGAGCATCAAGCAGATCAAAGAAATTTTTGTATTCATTTTTTCTGGCTACAAGATGATTCTTTTTCTTCAGATTATCGCTCGTTACATTATATTGCCACAACGGATGATAAGTAT